CAGACCCAGACTTACAAGCAAAAATAAAAGCAGGTGGGTACAAAAAGAAGAAAAAAGCAAAAAAAGAAAATGTAGAAGAATGGTATAATGATACTCATACTAAACAAATGTATCAAGAAAGATATGGTAGTAACTGGGAAGAAAAACTAAATAATACATACGAAAGAATGTTATCAAAACTAGATGAGTCTTGTTGTGAAGATTGTGCAGAACAGTTTGACCATATGATTACTGAGGCAGAGTATCAAGGTAAAAAGGTTAAACTAAATGACCCTATTCGTACAAGTGAGAACCCAAAAAAAAAGTTTAAAGTTTATGTAAAAAACGAAAAGGGAAAGGTAGTGGTTGTTAGATTCGGTGACCCAAACATGGGTATCAATCGTGATGACCCAGAAGCAAGAAAAAGTTTTCGTGCAAGACACAATTGTGATAACCCAGGCCCTAAAACTAAGGCGAGATATTGGAGTTGTTTTCAATGGCGTGCTGGTGCAAAGGTAGATAACTAAAGGAAAAAAATATGACTAGATATGCAAAAACAATGAGTCAGGCTCTCGCAGAAATGCAAGAAGCAAAAAAGATAACTAAAAAAGAACGTGATAAATTAGAGAATGATAATCAGCATGGTGAACTTGCATTGAAACTCGCACAATCTTTTGGAACTCCACAAGAGGTGAAGAAAATAAAAGATATCAATAAGAGACATATGCAACAAGGTTCTATTGACCCTAAAGACCAAAAAGAAAGAGATAAGATTTCTAACAAGTATTATAAGATGGCAGAAAGTCTAGAAGAGGGTTACGAAAGTGAAGTTCTCAAGATTCTTGATGATGCTGGTATTGATGGATATTTTAAAAATAATAAACTCTACGTTAGTAAAAGGGATGCAAGAGATGCTAAGAAAGCACTTGATGACTCAGATGAGATTACAAAACTACCCAAGATGGTAAAAGAAGGTACTTGGAAGTATGCAGAAACACCAAAAGAAATTGCAGCTTTAAAGAAACTTATGTCAAGACCATTACCAATTGGTAATACAGAAGATGAAAAGATGTATAAAGATTCTGCAAATGCAAAACTTTATGGTTTACTTGGAGATGATGAACTATTTGATGCATTAGGAGCATTAGAAGATAAAGGTAATCCAAAAGCAGATGCAAGAAAAACAATTATCAAGTGGTTTCATAAAAGAGTAAAAGATGACTCTTATGGTCTTGGTGATGAGACTAAAGCACTTGGAAAAGCTATTGGTCTAAAGATGGACTATGTTCCAGAGAATAGAGTGGACAACTTTGATGAGAACTATAGAAAACTTGCAATGAAGGGTATCGGAACTGAAACAAAGAAAGCTGCGAAAGTTGGTTTAAAAACTGATTATTACCTACCTAAAAACGGAGATAAAAGTTTTGGTAAAATTACAAGAGTTACTTCAAGTGGGTATGAAATAACAGATGAGAAAACTAAAAAGGTTCATAAGTTTAAATTCTATGACCCTAACAATGACCCAACTAGTGTCAGAGGAACAAGAGAAGAAGTTGAACTTACTGAAAAGGTTAGTAAAGAATTAGCTCTTGCAACACTATCAATGAATAAGAATCAGAAATTTGTAAAAGTCGCTGGTGATTATGTTCCAGAAATTTATTTAAGTGCAAGTGATAGGGATAAACTTAAAAAAGAATTTGGTAGACTTCCTAGAGGATTTCCAAATCAAAGTACTGGTATGACTGTTGTATCAATGATTAACTATGCACTTGGTAATAAAGATGGTCGTGACCCATATGATACTGAAGATGGTGATTCAAAATCACCAAAACTTTACAACTATGATACTGGAAAAGTTGTTGGTAAACCTAAGACAGTAGGTGACGCTGCAAGAATGGCTGGACTTAGATTAGAAAGTGTTGAACTTGATGAGGGAATGAAATATACTCATGTTGCAGTTGACAATAAGGGATTGGTTATTGGATTTGCATCTGATGAAAAAGATGCAAATGATATGGCAAGAAGAAATGATGGTAAGGTTGTAAAACTAAAAAAACCTATGTCAGATAAAAAGGGTGACATGATGGTAAACCGTCCATTTAAGGAAGAAGTTGAACTTGATGAAAAAGTTAAAGAGTATAAAGGTGTTGCATATTTTAAAACTCGTAAAGATGCAGAAGCACATATGAAAAAATTTGCACCAAAAGGAAGAGTTGTTGAATATGAAAGAGGTTATGCTGTTCAAACTAGAATTTCCGGCCCATACCTTAATAAAGCTGGAAAAACTGAGGAAGTTGAACTTGATGAAAAGTATGACTTATATCACAAGACATTTTCTGACGCAATGCAACACGCATACGATTATGCAAAGAAGAAGTTGGGAATTATAGTAGACCCAAAAGAGATTGACAATAAAGTCGCAACTGGCCCGAAGAAACCATCTGAGGGTAAAACAAACAAATATAGACTCAAGGGTAAAGGTGGAAACCTACAAATCCAAGTTTACAATAAGGGTGGTTCAAAACCATTTGAGTTAAATATGTATAAAGAGGAGAATGAAATGTACGATAAACTAACTGATGGTAACCTATCCTTAAAAGAAACCGTCCTACAAATGTGGCAAGAAGCTGCAAAAGGTAAAGATGAAGGAAATGCGTTTGGTGCCGCTCTTGCAGCTGCAAAAGAAAAAGGTGAAAAAACTTTTACTGTTGCTGGTAAAGAGTATGATGTCAAGACCGAAAAACTTGTCGGTGGTCAAAAGAAACTTGACAAAGATAAGGACGGTGACATTGACGGTAAAGACTTTGCAATGATGCGAAAAAAGAAGAAGACCGAAGATGTTGAAGAAGAAAGATATAGATATCTTGAAACTAAAAAAGGTTCTTTAAGAGATGCAGTCTTACAAATGTGGGGTGAAAAAAAGGACTTGACAAAAGAGATGGAAAATGGTAAGAATAAGAAGACGGATACTGGGAAAGAAATGACTCCAGTTGATATGTCACCGAAAATGCCAAAAGTAAAAGAAAGTAAAAATAAGGTGTAAAAGTGAAAAAATTATATGATGTTATTAATGAAGTCACAGAAAAAGGTGGTGATTTACCGACAATATATTGTGACATGGATATGGTGCTTTGTGACTTTTTAAAAGGTTCAGAAGAAGTACTAGGTGTTCCGTTTCCTAAAGCAGATAAAAGGACTAAGTGGCCAATGATATCTGCGAAAAAGGATTTCTGGGAAAGTTTAGAATGGATGCCTGGCGCTCAAAGGATGTGGTCATTTATTAATAAATATGACGCACACATTCTATCTGCATATTCTACCAAGGATGCAAATTCTAGAAAAGGTAAGATGAAGTGGTTGAGTGCTAACGCAAAGTTGACAAAGAAAAGTAGAATTCATCTAGTTATGCGTGAGGATAAACAAAAATACGCAATGACAAATGATGGCAAACCTAACTTATTGATTGATGATTATATCAAAAATATTAATGAGTGGAAAGCGAAAGGTGGGATAGGAGTACATCATACCTCACCAATGGGTACAATTGCAGAATTAAAACGGTTGGGTTTTAAATAAACATAAATAGAAGTAATAAAATTCTATTATAGGGAGAAAACAAAATGTCTTTATGGGGTAAAAATGATGGCAAAACTGCGGCTGGAACTATCGCAATTGCTGCCAATGGAGCCGTAACTGGTTCTTCAACTGCATTTACTACTGCAGCTAGAGTTGGAGATTATATTCGTTCTGGTGGGGAAGATTATCTTATCAGTGCAATCGCATCAAATACTGCAGCTACAGTTATTGCTGGTGTGCCTGGCGCAACACTTACTGCTGTTGGCAGTGGTGCATCATATACACTTTCAGAAAAGTGTAAATTCGTAACAACTTCAGAAGCGACATCAACTAATGGTATTCATGGTGACCCAACAAAAGTTTTTGGTGTGGACACAACTGAGATTGGTGCTGGTGGTGATAATGTCGTATCTGTTACTATCGTAGATGGTGGGTCAGGCTATAAAGGTTCTGCACCTTCTGTATCATTCTCTGGTGGTGGGGGTTCATCTGCAGCTGCAACTGCTGGAACAGGTGGATATCCTAGTATTACATCTGTTGCAGTAACAAATGTTGGTTCTGGTTATACTTCTGCACCAACTGTTGCAATCGCAGCTCCAGGCGCTCAAACATTTAACGGTAATTCTAGTGTTACAGACGGAGATGATACAATTACAATTTCTGCTCATCCATTTCTAACTGGTGACCAAGTTACTTACGGAGATAATAGTGGAACTGCTGTTACTGGTCTTACAGATGGTGGAACTTTCTTTGTAATTAAAGTAGATGCAAATACACTTAAACTTGCAACTACAAGAGCTAATGCATTGGCTGGTACTGCAATTGATATTACTTCTGGTTCTGGTGCTGGTCATACTTTAACTGGTGAAACTGCAACTGCAACTGCATCACTTGGTGCTTCAAGTTCAGGCTTCCATGCTGGTTGGGTAAGACGTACAGTTGGAACTGGTGGTCGTGCTGGTAGAATTTCTTATGAAACTCTTGTTGCATCATCATCTATTGCTGGTGACCAAGGAGATGATTTAGAGTTACCAGATAGTTAATATATAATACTATATCATTTAAAATTATGGAGAAAAGATAATGAGTCAATTGACTGAAACTGAAATTAATATTCGTAAACAATCACTACAAGCTGATGAAGCCAAGGTGAAAGAAACTTTGGTTAAACTTGAAAATGAAAGACAAAATTTGATGGCACAACAATATGCAATTAGTGGTGCAATTCAACAATGTGATTTGTTTTTAAAAGATTTAACCAAAGAAGAAGTGGTGTCGGAAACTACCGACAGTAGCATCCCCAAAGATAAAAAGGGTTAATAGGAGAAAATAAATGGCAGATAAGAAAATTTCTGCGCTATCAAGTTTAGGAAGTGCAGTTGCCGGTGTAGATTTATTACATATCATTGATAATAGTGCTACACCTATCAATAAAAATATATCAATTACAGATTTATTTCAGAATATTCCAATACCTGTTGCGTTGGCATCAGCACAAGATATTACTGGTGATGTTGATGTAGATATTACATCATCAATTACTAGAATTGATGGTGCGGCTCTTGGTAATAGTTTTAGTAAGGCGATGGCTGCTAGTACTAAAGATGGTCAGATTAAGATTATCACTATGAATACTGCACCAAATAGTAATAGAACTTTTACAGTAACACCTGCTGCTGTAAATGGATATACAAACCTAGTATTCTCAAAACAAGGTGATACTGCAATACTTGTGTATTCAGATAATGTTTGGAATCTTGTTGGTTCACAAGGTAATCTATTACAAGACTCTGTTCAAGATAAAATTACATCTGATACTATAACTTCTGCTGGGGCAGTAAGTTTAACTACTGACATAACAAAAATTGCTTCTACTGGTTCAATGTCAATTACACTTGCAACTGGTACATTTCCTGGCCAGAAAAAGATACTTATTATGACAGCAGATGGCGGTGATGTAACCATGACGAAGGCTGATGGTAATTTAGCAGATAATATTGGTTTTGGAGCACAATCTAATAATGTAGGTGCAGCTTTAAATACTTCTATTGTATGGAATGATGTAGGTGATTTTGTAGAATTAGTATATAATGGTTCTAAATGGGTTGCAACATCTGGTTTTGGTGTTACTATTACATAAGGAGAATTTTTATGAATGAACCAATTAGATATGGAGCTGGTGGAGTTCCGATGGTAAATCAAACACCTAAAGTTGTTGAACCTGTCGAACCAGCACCAAAAGTAAAAAAGAAAACTAAACCATTGCAAGAAATTTATCCAGACCCAGAAACAGATGGGTTTGATGAAGAGCATGGTGATGGAGAGTAAAATGAAAACATTTTTAGAATATTCATCTGTCAAAGCAACCGATGGTTCGCATATTGATGAAGATGGTAATTTAATGGATTTGTCTGATGACTCTATAGTTGAAAAACTTAATGCATTTGTAGGTTCTATTGGAATGAAGGAATATCTTGTTCCAGAGAAAGCTGTAGATGAATTAAGACAAAAACTTATGAGAGTTGGTATTCATTTCGGAGATGTACAATTCACTGGTGAAAGTGGAGATATGTCTGTTCCGATAACAAAACCAATTTTTGGTAAAGACTTAGATACTCCAGCTGATGAAATTGTAAACGAAGAAGAAACTGGTAGAAGTATCAATTTCGTTTATGAAAGACTTCCAACTGGAACACATAAGGTAATGGCACAAATCTCTTAAATGTTTGAAAAAATAACTAGTGATAATGTATTATTATTTGCTGTAAAACATTATGATAATCCACAATGTGAAGGTGAAAAAGAATTTTACGATGACATGAAACGATTTAAGTATATTAAAAGATTACTTAAAAAATATAAATCAGATGGTGTTGTAAAAGAAAGGTTATTACTGAATCATATTATTATATTAAATAATGTATTCGGGCCCGATGCAGCTTCAACTTTGTTGTTGTTTAAAATAGAACCAGAACATTGGCCCCAGTTGAAATCGTTTTTAGTTTTTCTAAGTATGTTACCAGATGGAGAACTAAAAGAGATAGATGAAGATGAAAAAATATCTGAGGTTTTAAGGAAACTATAATGGGAAGAGCGATAGATTTATTTGTGACTTACAGATTTATTAAGTTATTAGTCACACCTTTTGAAAAACAAGAGGCATATAAACTTGGTGTCATTGATAAAAATGGTAATCGTATTTTAATCCCTGGCACTAATAAACCTACCATTTTAAATACGATTGCAGAAAAGAATTCGTATACAGTTCTTCACAAATTAGTTTTCAATATTAAAAAGATTTTTGGAAAAGTTCCTGGCCTTAGAACAAAACTAGGTACTTATGCAGCCGCACTTTTTCTCTTGAAAGATACTTTCAAAGAGGATGTAGACCCAAAAATGTGGGAGAGGGAATTCCTTAAATATTTAAAGGAAAATAACTTTGAATTAGATAATACGATATCAGAAGAAGTTACATTAGATAATGGTCAATTACCAAAAGGTATCTACAAACTTGTAAATGATATCACTTTTGACAAAGAAGATGCAGAAAGTCCAGATGCGTTAGAAGGTGATGAAGTTCAAGTATTTGAAGCAACTGCGCCTACGGACACAGTTCTGGGAGTAGAAATATTTCCAGTTATACATATGCCAACACAATCAAAAATCTTTGTTAGTGCAGAAGATATAAAAGAGGTTGGAATAGAGGATTTGGAACTATGACAATAAAATTCAATGACATAATGAAAAAGTTTTACGAAGATGAAGCTTTGGGTATTCAACAAGAAGATGCACCAACAAATTCTGTTTCTGGTGGTGGAGTAGATTTATCAGTTGATAAACTGATTGATAGAGAAAAGAAGAAAAAGAAAAAACTATATGATGGTCGCACCAAAGAAGCAAAAGCATTTATTAAAAGAATGGGTGAGTTACGAGCAAAAAGAGAAGCAAACTTTCGTAAATCTGTAAAAGAAAATATGGATGATTTTGGAAGTGAATATTTGCTAGAAGCAAATGTTGATATACTTAGAAAAATTGTTAAGAATAAACAAAATATGCCTGTCAAAATGAAAGACGGTAAAATGAAAGTTGATTTATTTACTGCATCTGCAATTACTCAAGCTCTTGATAAAGTAAAACCAGATACTAAAAAGAAGATGGAAGATATCATTAACAATGGTGGAAAAGCA